GCACCTGCCCACCACAGACTACACTCAGAAGGAATGGGATGACTCATTCCAAGAGACACTAGGCACAGGTCGGTATGTATTCTTTGACTCCTTTGGATCAAACAACATTGATACCATTGTGGACACCATCAAGTACATGCGCTATGCCTGTGACTGTCGTTACATTTTCCTAGATCATATCTCTATCTTGGTCAGTGACCAGAGCGCAGGTGATGAGCGCAAGGCACTGGACGAGATCGCAACCAAGCTCAAGACCCTGACCATTGAGCTAGACATATGGCTAGGCATGGTCTCTCACTCCAAGCGCCCCACTGGTAAGTCACATGAGGAGGGAGGACAGACCTCACTCTCTGAACTGCGCGGCACCGCTGCCATAGGCCAGCTAAGTAACATGGTGCTGGGGCTGGAGCGGAACGGGCAGGACCCTGACCTGTACCGGAGGAACGTCACGCTGATACGGGTACTAAAGAACCGTTTCTCTGGACTGACTGGCCCTGCCTGTTACCTGCACTATGACCGTGGAACAGGACGCTTGACACAGGTGGATGATCCTGATACAGATACGGACGTTGAAGATGCAGAGACAGAAGCAGAGGATTTTGACGAGGTACTGTGATGAAGAGACTGTTCCTAGACATAGAGACAGACGGGTTTAACCCCTCCCGCATATGGTGTGTGGGTACAGCACTGATAGAGGAGAACAAGGATGGCACTCAAACTGAAACCCATAGACTTTTCCAAGAGGGAGAAAGAGATAGCTTTGCAGACTATGCAACACAAGCGGATAAAGTTATTGGCCACTATGCTATTCACTTTGACTTTCGTATACTTAATCTTCTTTGGAATATTCATTTTCAGCCGAATCAACTGCTCGACACAATGGTACTCTCCCAACTTGCCAACCCAGTCAGGGACGGTGGCCATTCCATTGAGGCATGGGGAAGGCGTTTTAACTACCCTAAAATAGACATTGATCCTGAGAAGTTTTATCAAGGGTACTCTGATGAGATGGGCGAGTACTGTATGCAGGACACCAGAATATGCGCCAAGATATACAAGCAGGTGAAGAAGGAACTTGCCAGCTTTTCTACGGGGTGTATTCAATTGGAGCACCGTGTCCGGTCCATCCTATCTGAGCAGGAACTGACAGGCTTTAAGCTAGATGAAGAGAACGCCTGTATGCTGGTGGCTGAGTTGACAGATGAACTCAACTCTATCAAGGAGGAGATGCAGGAAACTTTCCCACCCACTGAGGTACACCTCAAGACCAAGACCAAGTATATCCCTTTCAACCCGGGGTCACGTAAGCAGGTGGCAGAGAGGTTGATGGAGAAAGGCTGGGTACCTGAGAAGAAAACAGATCTAGGTAATGTGGTGGTAGATGAGAGTATCCTCTCTGAGATTGACATGCCAGAGGCTAAGATGGTGGCACGGTACATGATGCTACAGAAGCGCATCGCACAGGTAAGCTCTTGGCTAGATGCCATACACCCTGACACGGGTAGGGTACACGGGAGCGTGATGACCCTACGTACCATCACGGGGAGAATGGCGCACGCCTCACCTAACATGGCGCAGGTGCCAGCTGTCTACTCTCCCTACGGACCAGAGTGCAGAAGGTTATGGGTCCCGGGTAACGCTAAGAAACAGAACCTTGTGGGTATAGATGCCAGTTCCATTGAACTAAGAATGCTATGCCACTACATGGACGATCCAGAGTATACAGAGATCGTTGTCTCTGGTGATATACACACAGCTAATCAGGAGAGAGCAGGACTAAGCTCACGTTCCCAAGCGAAAACATTTATCTACGCATTTCTCTACGGTGCAGGTGCTGCAAAGATTGGCAGCATTGTAGATGGCACAGCATCAGATGGTCAGGATCTTATTGATAAGTTTCTTGAGGCTACCCCTGCACTACAGAAGGAACGGCAGCGGGTGACACTGGCAGCAGAGCGAGGAGTTATCAAGGGACTGGACGGAAGGAAGTTGTTCATACGTTCTCCGCACGCTGCTCTAAACACACAGCTACAAGGTGCAGCTGCCATTGTGATGAAGCGTGGCTTGGTTATCTTTAATGACCAGCTACCAGAGGGTGCAAAGTTTGTGGCAAATGTTCACGATGAATGGCAATTAGAGGTTGACAAAGACCTGTCAGATATGGTAGGTAACATGGGCATAGATAGTATTAAAGAAGCAGGAGAATTTTATAATTTAAAATGCCCACTGACAGGAGAGTACAACGTAGGTTCCAACTGGGCAGAAACACATTAGAAAGGAAGGCACATGAAAAGCAGTGAGAAGATTAATATACTGGAGAGAAACGTGACTGAACTACAAGGACAGCTACAGGTTTCTTATGCCAAGGTAGCTGACATGACACAAGAATTATCAGCGGTGCGTAATGAAAGGGACACTCTGATCCACCACCACATGGCAGAGCTAGAGATAATAAGAAAAGAAATTACCAATAAAAAAAGCTTGACACAGTGTATTCAAGATGCTATGACTAGCAACATCAAAATGTTCCAGACTATTCTGGGTAAACTGAAAGGAGTTTAAAGACAATGCCAATTGTACAGGGTACAGCTTACTGGGCGAAACTTGATCCGAACAATCCTGCACAGAAGTATCAGACTACTTCTCAGGAAGATACCGAATGGTGCCTTGACCTTGGGTTGGATGCCAAGGCAGTTAAGATGATTGAAGGGATGAACCCCTCCGCATCTGTCAAGGACGGTAAGAAGAAGAACCATGCCAGCGGTGGACCGTTCTTTAAGTTTAAGAAGAATGCTTTCACCCGTGATGGTAAACCTCTCCCTGCACCCCGTGTTGTGGATGCCAGCAAGAATAATATCACTGGCACTGCCATTGGGAACGGGAGCAAGGTAAATGTTTTGTTCCGCGCCAAGGAGATGGAGCAGGGACAGTGGGCAGGTAAGAGCGTGTTCTACCTAGACGCTGTTCAAGTGTTAGAGCTTGTCCCTTACGAGGGAGGAGCATCAGAGGACTTCAGTGCAGTAGACGGCGGCTACACTGGAGAGGAAGACTTTGCCAAAGAAGATAATGGGCTGTAGGTAAAGTCTATGAGCAGCAAGATTAGTACTCTTCTGGAAGACATTGGTGATCGACTGGAAGAGGGGAAGCTACCGGAAGAGACTAATCTTGCTCTCTTTTTGGATGAACTGAAGGAGGTAATGGAGAACTTTTTTGTTGAAGAGTCTAATCGTGACAGCACGGGTAAGCTGCGGCTCTCAGCAGTGGGGAGAGAGGATCGAAAGCTTTGGTATGATTTCAACGGCTACGCAAAAGAAAAGTTAAACACTAGCCAGCGAATACGTTTTTGTCTTGGTCACATACTAGAGTCTTTCGTCCTCCTTCTTACCAGAGAAGCGGGACACACAGTGGAGGACTGCCAGAAAGAAGTATCAGTAGAGAAAGTCAAGGGACACATTGACTGTATCATAGACGGTGAGCTAGTGGATGTTAAGTCTGCCTCACCCTACGGATTTAAAAAGTTTGTTGATGGTTCTATTATAACCGGAGAAGATCCCTTTGGTTATATGTACCAGCTTAGTTCCTACGGTGCGGCCTTGGGAAAGAAGAAAGGGTACTTCCTTTCCATAGACAAGAGCGGAGGTAACTTAAATCTACTAGAGGTACCCCTTAATAATGTTGATCCAGCAGAGAGGATATCATATCTAAAAGACACCCTCCCTGAGAGTGATCCACCTGACCGCTGCTACCCTGAAGTAGAAGAAGCATCAGGTAATAAAAGAATAGGATTTAATTGTAAGTACTGTGATTATAAAGTTGAGTGCTGGAAAGATTCTAACAACGGGCAAGGACTACGCAAGTATAACTATGCCAAAGGCCCTGAGTACTTTACTCACGTACAAAAAGAACCCAGAGTAGAAGAGGACTTTGTATAATGGGACAGCGCCCTGATCAATCTATTATATTATCTTACCAAGAATGTAAATTTTGTGGATCATCTGATGGATTTGTATTCTATGATAGTCATGGTTACTGTTATCATTGTAGTGAAGTATGGTTTGGACAAGACTATGATAAAGCATTGGAGGATATGCACAAAATGCACTGGACTTTTAGAGATGACAAGACCCGGGTACCACAACCTGATGAGTACTTTGGCTTTGTCTATCTTATTACTAATAAGAAAACACAGAGGAAATACATAGGGTGTAAGCAGTACTGGCAGATGCGGCACAGGAAAAGGTACAAGCCTTCCAATTGGAAAGTATATACCTCTTCTTCTAGGGAACTATGTGAAGAGATAGATAAGATTGGAAAGAGAAACTTTAAGTTTGAAATCATACAAGAATATACAACAAAGAGAGGACTACACTACTACGAGCAGTACTACCAGATGAAGTACCATGTACTCACCGCTGTACTAGAGGGAACAGACCAGAGAGAATACTATAACAAGAACGTAGGTGGTATCAGGTTCTACGTTCCTCTTGAGAGGTGGGAAGATCCAAAGTGGAAAAGAAAGCATGATGGTCTTAAACTTAAAGGTCCTTACAAAATTACTTTTGATACTGGTAAAGAGATTACAATTGACAACCTTAAAGGATGGGCGAAAGAAAACAATTATCACGATCAGCTACTTTATCACATATTAAATAAAACAAAAACTAAAAGAAATAAAAAAGATAAGAAAGCCTATTTAAGAAAAAGACATAAAGATATCATAGGCGTGGAGCGTGTAACAAATGACATGGGGTAGTAGCTACGAGGGTTCTTCCTTTGCCCTTGACTCTGTTCTAGAAGAAGGTATACATGAGGCGCACTCACCTGAGAGAGTTCTTTTTTTGTGTGTTATTCTTCAGCAGCTGCTGGATGCAACTAAGCCAAGTCATATAAATGACACCACCTATACCTCTTTGACCAGAGAACAAGCAAAGTCTTGGCTCACCTCAGAGGTAGGTGTAACAGCAGAGGATAAAGAAACTGTATGTTTTCTTGCAGGAATTGAACCAGAAGCCTTGACAAGTTATGCAAAAAAGATTATAGATACAAGAGAAGTTACATTTATACGCAAGCGGATCAATGCCATACTGCACGATCCCCTTATCAAAGGATTTGGAGAAGAAGATGGAAGTGAAGAGGAGACCAACAGACAATCAAGTGGGTGGTACTCATTACAGAGAGTGCAAGATCCAGCCAGTTGAATATATTCATGCCAACAGGCTTGGTTTTCTAGAGGGTAACATAGTAAAATATATTACCCGCCATCGAACCAAAGGCGAAGGTGCCTTAGATATTCTCAAGGTTAAACACTATGCAGACTTGATCCTTCAGCTGGAGTATGATATGAACACTGAAGAAGATGACATTCTGCTTTCACAAGAGGTGCATTCCACATGGAACCCAGATTCTACATAAGTGACGAGTACATAATCTTTGAAGGGGAACCCGTGGCCAAGATATGGGATGGAGCCTGTGAAATTGCCGTTAAAAAATTTGAATATTTTGTACAGGACATAGAGGAGATTACTGAAAATGCAGACGATACAGCCCAAGACGAATGGAGAGATTGTTCTACCAACTAACTATCAGTCCTTTATACATATGTCTAGGTACTCTCGCTGGTTAGAGGAAGAGCAGCGAAGAGAGACTTGGGAAGAAACCATTGATAGGTATCTGTCTTTTATGGCAAACCACCTTAAAGAAAATTATTCTTATAGTTTGTTTGGCAAAGAACTGGGAGAACTCAGGGACGCAATGCTCAGTCTCAAGGTGCTAGGCTCTATGCGTGCACTGATGACAGCTGGCCCTGCTCTGGCAAGAGAGAACGTGGCAGGGTACAACTGTTCCTACCTCCCGGTTGACTCACCCCGTTCCTTTGACGAGTGCCTGTATATCCTGATGAACGGTACAGGTGTAGGCTTCTCAGTGGAACGCCAGTACATTGCCAAGCTACCCACCATACCTGATCAAGAGTTTGAGGAGACTGATGATGTTGTATCTGTCACTGACTCCAAGGAAGGCTGGGCCAGAGGACTACGTGATCTTATCTCTCTCCTCTATACCAACCGTGTACCTAAGATAGACACCAGCAAGATACGCCCCGCTGGTGCAAGGCTCAAGGTCTTTGGTGGTAGGGCATCTGGTCCTGCTCCCCTGGAAGAACTGTTTGACTTTACAATTCAGACCTTTAAGAAAGCCAAGGGTAGAAAGCTTACCTCCATAGAGTGTCACGATATCATGTGCAAGGTAGGTCAGGTGGTGGTTGTAGGTGGAGTCAGGAGGTCTGCCCTGATCTCCCTCTCCAACCTGACAGATGAGCGTATGCGTAAGGCTAAGAGCGGTGACTGGTGGGTAGACAACCAACAGAGAGCACTGTCTAATAACTCTGTCTGCTACACAGAGAAGCCTGACATGGGTATCTTTATGAGAGAGTGGATCTCCCTGTACGAGAGCAAGAGCGGAGAGCGTGGTATCTTTAACCGTGCATCTGCACAGGTGAAGGCAGCGTCCAACGGTAGGCGTGACGGTGACATAGACTTTGGCACCAACCCCTGCTGTGAGATTATCCTACGCCCCTATCAGTTCTGTAATCTGTCAGAGGTTATCTGTAGAGCAGAGGATGACATTGCTACTCTGAAAGAAAAGATCAGGCTGGCCACGATCCTTGGTACCTTCCAGTCTACACTGACAGACTTCGGCTACCTGCGTAAGCGGTGGAAGGATACCACAGAGGAGGAACGTCTGCTAGGTGTGTCTCTTACAGGGATCATGGACTGCCCTGCTGTGTACGATGCTTCTCCTGAAGCCCTCCAACAGTTGCGAGATGTAGCTGTTAAGACTAACAAGAAGCTGGCAGAGAAGCTAGGCATCAAGCAGAGTGCAGCTGTCACCTGCGTCAAGCCTTCCGGTACTGTGTCTCAGCTTGTTGATGCTGCCTCTGGTAT